GTGGATCAGAATCCCGTCGAAGTTCGGCACGTTCAAAAGTCGAGGCATAAGCCTTTGGAAGCGGTTGGAGAAGTTGATCGTCAGAGGGTAGGTTCCCGCCGGAATCGCGGTTGATCCCAGAACCTTCACCCCATCCGCTCGGCAGGTGGGTTCCAGCGTGTCGCAAACGGAAAGCCCACCGATGGACAACAATCCTACCGTGGTCTTGTCGGTGAAGAACTTCCGTTGGACGGTGATGACGTTCATGCGTATTCCAATTTCAGGGAATCAAACTCGACGTAAGAACCGATGGGAAGCTCCGCGCCTGAGTTCGGATTGGCGCAAACGAGTTGAACCCCGAACTGCGTCCGGTTCAACGTCCCGAAGTTCCACGCCTGAGTCCAGACCATCCCGTCAATCGTGATCGTGACTTTCTTGTTCGCGTAGTCAAACTCGTAGACTTCGTTCATCCAGACGCCATTTTTCCAAGGGATAGAGAAATAGCCGCTGGCCGTCGGGTTCTCGGTGGTGAACTTCTCGGCTCCTTCGTTGATTCCCCGGGCAACGTAGTCATCGGGGTATCCGGATTCCGGCCACGCTCTCATGGTTTTCAGGTTCAGCTTTCCATCGGGGATCACGTTGGTCAGACGGCGGCAGGTGAGGCGCGCCAATTTCTGGGGTGCGCTGGCGAGTCGAAGCTGGACGTAACATTTCTGGTCCACGCCCAGATTGTTCGAGCGGTAGTGACCCGGGTTCACTTCGGTCATGTTCTGTAGAACGACGGTGGTCCCTCCGGGCTGAGGCGCGGGGGTTGGAGTCGGGACCGGCGTCGGTGTAGGCGCCGGTGTAGGAGTCGGAACCGGCGCGGGCGCAACCGAGTTGACCGTGATCGTCGCCGCCCCATCCGTGGAAATCGTCACGCTTCCGTCTGCGTTCTGGGTTACGTGGTTGCTCATGGCTGTTCTCCTTTCCGGTGGTTGGCGATCCAAGAATTTACGAGGTCGTTGATTTCCTGCGGCAAAGCCTGTCCGGTTCCTGCGGGAAGCGACGGCAGATTCCTCGCCGCCTGAATCGTCCTGTACGCGAGGTTCGGGGCCAAATCAGGCGCGGCCAGCTTCGCGGCGGTTTTGCCCGCGTAGCCGATTCCTGCGGCGGCTGGATGACCGAGCATGGCCGCCACGCCCAAGCCAGCGGAGGTCAACCCACCTCCGACACCCGCAACCTCTCGCGCCGTTCCCCGCTTCATGGCGGGCATCAAAGTAGAGGTGAGCTTGTAGACTTCCTTGGCCTTGTCGAAATCTCCCTTGAGCGATGGCGTTTCAATGGTCGTTCGGTCGAGAATCTTGTCCATCGTGTCGCTCAGAATTCCATAGGCTTGGTCGATCCCGTGATTTTGAAGGTTCGGATTGTGGTACGCCTGCCCCAAATCGCTTTTGAGGTCTTGAAGGGCGCGGAAATCCAGTTTCCCGGCGTTCTGCAAGGCTTCCATGCGGGTCGAGAGGTCGGTCAATTCAGCGCGGGCGTCGGCGTTCCGCTGAGAGGTCATCCCGTTATATTTCAAGGTCGCCGCCTTCAAATCCTGAATAGCTTCATCGACTTCTGGGATCTTCCCGCCAAGTTTTTCCGCTGTCGTGTCCACAACGTGACCAATGGCCTCCCCTGCCGTCTCTTTCGCCGTGAGGAGTTTCTGATACTTCGACGCCGACGTATCGGAAAGCTGAATGAAATTAGGAATGAGCTTGTTGATTTTCTCGTTCAAAGCGTTCAAGACTTCTTCGGGGTTTTCGTCGCCTTTGGTCAGCTTCCGGACGCCATAGGTTCCGAGGTCGAGCGCGTTGGCGGTGGCGTTGGCTTCGAGGCGTTTCCCCATCTGCGCGGCTCCGTGAACCGCATCCCCAACCACTTCCCCCGCCTTTCCGACGGCCCCGCCGACCAAACCGCCTTCCAGCGCGGCTTTCGCGGTTCCTGCTGGGTCTTTGGTCAAATCCTTGTTGGAGATGGCGTCGATGCCTCCAATCGCGGCGTTCGTGGCGACGGGCGCGGCTTCCATCGCTTCCCCGACACCGGGAACGGCCAAAGGTGCAAGCGCCCCCGTCACGGCTCCCGCCCCATACGCCACGGGGTGCGCGGCCTTCCCTGCCGCCATGTTCGCGTTATTCTTCGCCAGATTCTCGGAATACGTCGGTTTGTTCGGGGCCAAGCCCGGAACCTGCAAACCCATCTTTCCGGCCAGCGTATCGAGTCCTGAGGCCATCTGAGGGCCACCGGGGACGTTGTTCACAACCCCGTGGACCGCTGATTCTATGGCGCTGGGCTGGGCCTGAAAGTCGATCCCGTCCCCGCCCGCTGGCTGGAAGTCGATCCCATCGCTCATGGTTGTTTGTACCCCTTGGCCAAGGCGTCTTTCAGTTGAGAAGCTGGAATGTGACCCGTTTTACCGTCAGGAGAAATGACCGTCACCCGACCATCCGGCGTAGCGGATTCGCTGGCCCCGAACAGCTTTTTAAGCTCCATCATCACGGGATGCTCAAGCTCATTTTTCGTCTCTTCCTGCTTGGTCGTCTGGGCCAGAACATTTCTCGCCTGTTCGCGTTCGGCGGCGTTGTTCTGGATCGTGGCCCCGAGGGTGTCTCTGCGGAGTTCGTTTTCCAGATGCGTTTCGGCCAATTTCGCCTTGGATTCCAGCACCGAAGCGGGAATCCCCAGATTCGCCGCCGTCGCTTCCGGGTTTTGAAGCATGGCCGCGTATTCCGCGTCTGTTTTGCCCGGGTAGAGCTGTTGAAGGATGGGTTTCAGGGCGGCGGCTTTGCTGGCCCCCAAAGGTGAACCGGAGGTTATGCCTTCAAGCGCCTGCTTCTCACCCATGTTCGACTTATTCAGAGATGCCAATTGAGGAACCGCATTGGCCGCCAGTTGCTCGGTCTGGTTCTGCCGCTGGTTCAAGGCTTCTTGGAAATGCCCTGATCCCTGCTGGGCCACGCCCTGCATGATGGAGTCCGCGAGACCCGCCCCTGCATTGGCGGCCCTACCCTGAAAAGAGTTCCGATTCTGAATGATATTGTTAATCACGGCTTTTTCTTGTTCCGGGCCGTACTGATCCACCTGCTTCTCTTGGCCCTGTACCCATTGGTCAATGCTGGCCGGGGTGTGGCCGGGGTGAGAGTCGGCTACCTTGTCGGCCAATTCCGCGTCAGAGTCGGCGGTGGAATTGTCGGTCGTGGAACTTTCTGGCCCCATCTGACCCGCAATCAGCTTCTTGACCTGTTCGTCCTGATCGTCGTTGATAGCCATTACGCGGCCTCCTGTCCTGCCCGTCGCCGGGTCAGGGCTTCCATGACGGCATGGATGTCATCAGGGTGAACGCCTCTCGGCGCGGGCCGTCTCTGGCTCATCAAATGCTGTACGAAATCCTTGGCACCGGAAGGATTCGACGCGACGGAACGAGGCAAAACCACTTCGCCCGGACTGAGCATCGCGTGTACGAAGTCATTCTTCGGAGAATCGCCGGGAACCATTGGATGCCCGGGAATCTTTCCGCCGTGATCGTATCCTGCGGGCGCGTACTGCTGGGTATTCGCGCTGGCGGGAGGTCCGTTCTGATAACCGGTTCCGGCCTGACTCGCCGCCATGACCGGCGCAAGCTGAGGAGCCATGAGAGTCGCCCCGGTGCCGATAAGCCCGCTGATAAGCCCCGCATTTTGCTTGCCCGCATTCGTGGCCTGATTCGCCTGCTGTTGGTTGACCCCGGCGATAGCATTGGCTTTCCCGAGGTTGTTCTGGAACACGGTTTCTGGCACTTGGGCGTTGTACTGCGTCCGAGCGTTCGAGGTTCCGGTGTTCGCGTTGGCCACGTCCTGCGCGTTCTGGGCGTTGTAGGCGTTGGCTTGCTGGGCGAGTCCGGCGTTTCCAACGTTTACCCCCGTCTGCGTCTGGGCGTTCCATTGGTTGATGGCGTTCTGCGCGGCGGCTTTGTTCGCGGCTTCCTGATACTGCTGGCCGTGAATCTGACCCCCAAGCTGGCCGGATTGCTCCAAAGCCTGCAACGCTCTCTGTTCCGCGTCCCCGGCGGCTTGAGTGGCGGAAAGGTTCGCGCTCTGACTCTCATTCCCGGCATTGGCGAGGGCCGAAGCGGTCCCCATCAGGGAAGTCGGGATACCTCTCTGCGCCATCTGATCCAGAATGGCCCCCTGCGCGCCATGTTCCTGCGTCTGGACCTGATTCAAAGCCTGAGAAAGGGCGGCTTGGCTCTGGGCGTCCATCCCGCCCTTGTCGGCGATGCCCTGCAACTGAGAGAGCGCGTGCTGTTCCGCTTCCATCGAGGAGGGGTCCACGTTGACGTTGTTGAAAGCGTTCGAGCCTTGAAGCGCGGCGGTCGCCTGCGCGGGGGTCATCAATCCCGCGTTGACGTACTGTTGAAGCTGGGGAAGGGTGAGTTGGGCCTGCGTCGGAGTCGCAACCCCGGAGATCACTTCCTCCGCGTGTTTCAGTGCGTCTGCGGCCTTGTTGTTCTCCCCACCCGTCAAAATATCGAGCAATCCCATGGTTGGCTCCTTTAAGAAATTCCGAGAACACCGCTCGGGGGCGGGCTGGCCTGTGCTTTCTGCAAGGCGATCTGCCTTAGAATCTGGTCAATCTGCGCCTGAACTTCCGGCGGTGTGCTGAACTTCAGCAGGTCGGTTGAAGCCGTCCCCGCCTGCGAAGCGTTCGCGGGGTTCAGAAAGCCCGGGGAATTCCCGAGAAGCTGAGTCAACGCCTGCTGTTCCGCGTAGTCCTGAGACGTGGCCACGTTCCCGGGATTGATGGCATATTGCGGCGTCTGAAACGTGGCGAACTGCGTCAGATCTACAGGGGCCATGCCGGGAACCGGGGAAAGGGTCGGATTCGGGACCACATGGACTGGCGAACCGGTGGAAGAGGTGCCGGGCGTTGGGGGTGTATACCCCGCCTCTGCCGCACTGACCTTCGTCAGATAGGCTTGGAGGTCCGGCAGGCTCATTCCGAAGTCGGCGGCGATCTGATTCATCTGGGCGGGTGTGGTCCCCGCCGGAATCCCCTGAGAGGTCAAAACCTGCTTGTCGAGCGCGGCCTGTTGTTGGGCTTGGGCCTGTTGCGCGGTGACGTTGGCCTGAATCCCCTGTTCCCAAGCAGGCACAACTCCCCCGGCCCCCGTAAACTGCGCCTGAACCGCCTGCGCTTGCGTCTGGGCGTCGTTTATCGCCTTTTGGATCTGAGCGTCCGTTTTCGTGGTCGCCTGTCCCAGATAGTCGTTCAGGCCCGCAAACGGCTGGGCAGCGTTCTGGACGGTCTGCATCGCATTGGGATTGCCTTGGAGGAGAACCGTGTCCAGCATACTTTCGCCCTGCGTGGGATTCGTTTCCGTGCCCCGGACGTAGTTTTCCAGCCCAGAGGTCGTTCCCACCTGATTCGCCTGCGTCACGGCATCCTGAACCGCTTTGGCCGCTGTTCCGTACTGGGTCGTGCCTTCCATGTTCGCGGGGCCGGAATAACCGCCCGCAAGCTGTTTCTGGAACGCGGCCACGTTGTTCGGGTCGGTGACGAACTGAGTGGGATTCTGGGCGGCCTGATTGACCAGAGCCTGATCTGGGGCGGTGGTTCCGGATGTGACCTGTCCCTGAACGTTCTGGGCGGCCTGATCCACGGCTCCCGTGGCCTGTCCGTACTGCGTAGAAAGCTGGTTTGCCACCTGCTGGCCCTGATTGTTGATCTGGGGCGCGTTGGCCGTCAGATAGGCTTGAAGATTCGTGAAGGGCTGTTGCTGGGCGACAGAGGTTCCCCCGGGCGTTCCGGTGCCTTTCCCGGGACCGGCTCCCGGGGCGCTCGTGGTCATGGGGGCTTGCTGGGCCATCGGTCCGGCTGATCCGGCCTGCCCCTGTGCGCCCTGCTGTTGTCCTTCATCAATGACGAACGCCATGAGTCCCCCTTAAAAGATGCGAACCAAGAAATTGTATGAGATTCCTGCTGAAAGACCATAGACAGCAATTATTTTCACCTGAGAACCGATGAAAACCCAATCCAAAGTCACCGGAGCGCCAATCGGTGTCACCGTCGGCGTGTTCGCCAAACACTGACCGATGATGATTCCATTCGGCTTTCCCACGAACTTTTGAGGCGTGAAGGTGAGCGCGTTGTTCGCCGGGGTTGCCGACGCATTGGAGATCGTGAATGAGTAAAGCTCCTCGCTCGTGTTCGTTCTCACGTCCACACCGGCATTGAGAATGTTGTAAATCGGGTCGGTGTAGAGGTTGAGCGTCTTTAAGAATTGCTCTTGGAACCACTGGGGCGCGGTCTTGTAATCCTCGCTGTAGAATCGGTGGACGGTAGGAAGGCTACCCATTCGGTCCATCCAGATATTTTTTGATCTGATCAACGAGAACGGCGACGGTCAGGTTTTGGCCGCGCTCAAAAGCTCCCACGTACAGATTACATTGGAGACAAAGAAGGCCCCGAACCCGTCCAGTTTTGTGGCAATGATCGACTTGAAGTGTTCTTTTGATATCTGTTTGATGTCGATGGCAAATTGCACACGCACCCTGTTGAACCTGATAGAGACGGTCATATTCAACTGGCGTCAGGCCATACAACCATTTCACGCTATAAAGACGATTTTTTATCCTGTTTTTCCGTTGCCATTCAAGTTGATAGATTTTTTGCGCCGCGCGCCTCTTGTGATAGCGCTTCCGGTCGCTGATACGGCCCAATTCTCTGGCACGTTCGGGGTTCTTCTCTCGAAAACGTCGGGTCGCTTCTCTGTGATATTCTCGTCTCTTAATGGGGTCTTTGAAGGGCATTTTATCGGCTCCGTTCTGCAATAATGTCGAAGTAGCCACTGCACCCATTTAACGATAAATTCTGGAACGCCTGCCGAAGCTCCACCGAGATATTCAGCCAGTGTCCGAGCGTGGTGTTTTTGGTCAAATACGTCGGAATGAGTTGAAGCGGCGTCCCCGCGACACCCCACGGCAGAGTCCCCCACGGGAACGTCCCCCATCCTCCAGAGAGGTTCGGGGAAAGCGTCACGCTCTCGGCGGTCGTGTAGAAATCGGTCGTAAACGAAACTGTCGCTTCCTCGAAAGTCGATTCTGAGAAAATGAACTGGATGACGGGCTGGAACCGCTTGATGAAGTTCGGGTATCCACAAGTCAGGGGGCAGTAGGTGATCTGGGAGTCAATCGGCTGGTAAATGCCTGCGGTGTCGTCGGTCCAGTTGAGAAGGTCCGTCACGGTCACGGTCTTGGCGACGGTATCGACGGCGGTGATCTCCGAGGAAAGCTGGACCGATCCCGAACCCACACCCTGCGCCAGAAAGTATCCCACCTGCGCGTGAGCCACGGAATCGAGCGTGATGACGAGGCCCGCATTGCTGAGAATCGCCACGGACCAGTGGCGGTCCACGTAATCAGTCAAGGTATAGGTCTTGCGCTCTTGAAGAACCTGCCCATCGTCTCCTGCGAAGTAGAGAAGGTTCGTCGCGGGATTCACGATGCCCGCCGTGATGGAGAAGTCCCACGTCGAGAAAGCCTGCGTGATCCAGTTGTAGACGAACTGAAGGGTAGAAACCGTGTCGCTCGTTCCCGAAGCCAAGGCAAGGATGTATTTCCGGTCGGATTCGTAAGAAACGCCGAACGCGATAGACTTGAACGACGGATAAAGTTGGGGCGTCGAGAGTTGGAGCAAATCGCCTTCGATGTTTCTGGACATGATCTGGGACCCGCTTTCCGTGATGGAGACAATGCCCTGAGACGTGAAGGAATAAACGGAGTTGTTCAGGGGGACGCCGGTTTCGTTGCCGAACTGAATGACCGTGTTATCGAACGGAGTGACCACGAGAGAATCGGGGCTGGTTCCGGTGATCCGGAACACACCTCCGGCAGATTCCACGATCACGGCATCCCGAAGCGCGTATCCCCGGAAAATATCCTGATCCCCTGAGCCGACGAAAATCAAGTTCACGGTCGGAACCGCTTCCGGTTGGGAAACCTTGGAGACATAGACGCCATTCTTCACCGTGTTGTTCGTCGAAGGCGTGGTTCCGTCAGTGATATTCGAGAACACGCCGGTACGAGAACAGTTCGGCAGGAACGCGATATCGAACAGGTTCCTATTCTGTAACACGATCTGGCCGGGAAGCTCGGTGAAACCGGAAATGTAATAGGCGTAGACCTTGGAATTCGTGGGATCTTGGTTGATGGCGGCCACGAGATTTCTCGCGGTCGCGTCGATGTTCGTGGCGACGGTTCCCGAGGTGTCCACCTTGAACTGCTGAGAAGCGAAGTTGTTGGACGAAGCGCCCGTGTACGTCAGCGTCGGCCCTCCTCCGTTGTTCAGGACAATCGTGAATGTATCTCCCACCTGAATTCCATTCGGTGAACCGACGGAAATCAACGCCGTGTAGAAGCTCTGCAACGTCGAGCAGTTGAAATAAAACGTCATCCCAAGAAACGTACAGAGGTCTTTACAGAGGGGAGGCGGGTTGTTCGTCTGGAATTCTCCCTGCTGGCCGGGGGACGTATAAAGCGTGAGTCCCAGAAGCAAATCCGGCGTCACGTCCGTAATCGTCACGGAGAGCGCGGAAATCTGCCCGCCTGTCGGCTGGCCCACGAACGCAAGCTGGAATGTGTCTCCGGGAGGAATCGACAACGATCCCGTCTGCGGAGTCCGGTAAACGCGGTACGAGAAAGCCGTCGTCACGCCCTGCGGAACCGTGAATGTCACCGAAGCGTTCACCGCATGACCGCTGTTGTTCGACAAAGAAGCCGCCATCGACGGCGCGCCTTCGATCAGATTGTTTTCCGCGTCCGTGTAGACCCATGTGATCCGGTAAGCGCACTGGGACGTGTCGTTCAGAAATCCAGAAGATCCCGTCGCGGAAGCGGTCACGTCCAAAGCGGCGATCCCTCCCGCCGGATAGGGGTTGTTCGTCAGCGTGTCGATCTTGTAGACGCCGTTGTTCGTGGTGAAGTAGAAATTCTTGTTCGCCTGCGTCGATCTCATCCTTTCGCCCGTCGGAGCGACGAACGTTCCCGCGTAATCAACCCACGTCCCGTTTCCATCGGAGTCATAGGCCAGAGAGTTGGAATGGTGCGCGAGCAGACGATTCTGGAACGCGAACATCTTGTAGATGGGCGTGGAAAGCAGGGTGCCGAACTGATCCATCCCTCGACGAGTCTCTGCAATCCCCGGCTTGTCGATCACGACGTTCAAGGCCGCGAGCATCGCGCCCGGGGGAACCTGACTGAGCGAGTTGGCGTAAGTGAACAGGCCCAAATTGTTGAGCGTCATCGTCATCATCGGAGGAAGGGTGTCCCAAGCGTTCCAAAACTATAGGGCGAATTCCGGTTCACAACCTTCTTCGTCCCGCCTTTGACGCGCGGTTCAATCAGGGAAATCAGCTTTTGTTTCGCGTCGGCGTATCTCTTTTCCGCGAGCTGCGTGCCTTGAGAATCCCCGAGAGAATCGGAGAGCGTCAGGACACCGCGCCACACGAGCAAAGACCACGCCTCGTAGGGTAACTGAGGAACGCATGTCATGAGCGTGGGACAGACCCACTCGCCGACTTTCAAACCTGAGGGAACGGTTGTGAGCGTGATCTTCGTCAAGAGAGAATTGACGTTCGTGATCGTGGCCCCATCGACGATGGAGTTGAACTGCGGGAAGTTCTGGATGATGTCGAACACCGTTCCGGTGGTCCAGTCTGTGGGAAGGTTTCCGAGGGTCAGAACGTTTCCAGAAATGTTCGTGATCTGGCCGCAGTTGATCGAAAGCGTCAGGTTGTTCGGGCGACGGAAGATTTTCAATCGAAGCGTGTATTGCGTCGCGTTGATGGCCTGCTGAGGATAGAGAAAGACCTGATCGTCAGCGACGTAGTAACCGAACGTGTAGAGCGGAAGCTGGAATCCGAAGGGAAACGTGGATTTGATCTGCACCGGGGAAAGCTGTTGCATGTCGATCTCGTTGCCCTGCGTGTCCACGAAAACCACGTCCCGAAGAACGGCCCCCGCCGATCTCTGGGGGATCGTGTAGCTGGCCTGTCCCGTCACCTTGATGTCGAAGTTCTGAACGAAGAATTCCGACCCCGCGCTTTCGATGACGGGGATGATGTCGGCCCGCATCTCTTCATCCAAGAAGCGAACCACGTCCGCATCCTGAAAGAGTTGTTGGCTGGCGGGCGTCACATACTTGTTCCGAAGCGAGGTGACGAGGCCGTCGACTGTGTAATCCGGGGCCGCAACCACTTAGATGGCCCCTTTCGCCTTCTTTCGCATGAACGGCGGGAGCTGGAAATCGTCCTCTGTCGTCGGAGCTTCGACAACACCGCCTTTGTGGTACGCGCATCCTCCACCACACATGGCCGGATCGTGATCGCCGTCTTTGAATTCTTCCTGTCCGTTCGGCATCACGGAAATGGTGATGGAAACGCCCTTCGAGGCATCTTCAGGTTTTCCGTAGACCCGTTTTGATTCCATGTCGTCCATGTCGCCCATGATTTTTGAAAGTGCTTCGTCGTCTGCGTCCTGCATAATGACCTCCTAGACTTTTATGATGAAGTTGATTCCCACCGTCGGTGGAAGCGAAGAAACGTTCTGGGAAGCGATGGTGTTGGACACAACGCTTCGCTGTTGGAGCGTGTCCGCACCTGCTTGCGATGTATAAAGACCATTCGCCACTCCCGCGCTGTCTGTGACCACCTGAGCGGCGGCACTTCCTCCGAACGGTGCGCCGATGTTCGCCAAGGTCGTCGTGATAGACGGAATGGTCACGGTTTCCAGCCCGTAGTTCGAGGCGAGAGCCTTGGCGGTCAATCCCGAACCCGTTCCCACGCCAACCGGAGACCGGCTCCGCATATCGGGAACATTGAAGGTCGTCGAACCGTCGCCCGCTCCCCATGTCGTCGAGATGACCGCGAAAAGAGCCGAATAGGTCGTCCGACTGACCGCCGAACCGTCGCAAAAGAGATATCCCGTCGGTGCCGAAGCGGTCGGCCACATCTTCACTTCACCTGTGATGACGGAGACAAGCCCGCTGATCTGTCCATATGCCACGGAATCGGTGCTGGCCGATCCATTCGCCAATCCGGTAAGCTTGAACCCTCCGGCGGTGATGTTCCCGCCCATCGTCAGACTGGTAAACGTCTTGGTTCCGCTGATCGTCTGGACTCCGGTTATTCCGACAAGTTCAGTTGCATTGGCGGGAATGCTTACGGTCTGGTCAGAAACGTTGCTCCCCTCAATCTGAAGGGTGACGACCGCATCAAGATTTGAACCCCCGCTGTCGGAAATCAGGAGCCGTCCCCGCCCTCGTGAAGCGGTGGGAGAGTAGAAAGTGAGAATCCCTTGCGTCCCCGGTGATCCCATGAACGTGGACCCGATACCGGCTGAGAAGGTCGGGACGACGGAGAACACCGGAACAGCGGCGAAGGTCGCCACGCCGTTGAAAAGAGCCGTGCTGGAAAATACCGCGCCCGCCGTCAGCGTCATGGCCCCTGCCAACGTCTGCGCGCCGTGATCCAGAACCACAGCTCCATCAACGCCAAGGTCCGGCAAGGTGATGACTCGGGCCGCCGAGGGAGCGGGCGCATTCAATGTCGTCGTGAACGATCCGGGCGTGAACACGAGTTGATTCGATGACTTGAACGGATTCAGGGCTTCGGGATCACGAAGCATGAACCAATTCGTCCCGTCACAGGCAAACAGCCATTCCCCGGCGGAGATGTTCAGCACCTTGTTCGCCGCGACACCGTTGATCTGTTCGGTCCCGTGACGGATGAGGGTGATGTTGTTCACCGAAGCATTGTTGGAAACGTCCTTGACCCAGAACCAGTTGTTCGAGGCGGGGATGGGCATATTGAGACTGACGGCGTGGCTTCCCGTCGCCACGAGGTAGGTTTTGCCGTTGATGACGTTCTGGCTCGTTCCCGTAACGGAAACGATGTCGATCAACGGCATCCCACCTCCACCTCCACCCCCGTTAAGCGCCGTCGCCACGGCGACAAGGTAGGCCGACAGGTTCCCGGTTCCCTGCGCCCATCCCTTGTCGTTGTAGGAGGGGATGGAGTAGTTAATTCCGTTCAGTGTGACGACGGTGGACATGAAACCCCCTTAGAGGCCGTGCGTGATCGTCCCGCTGGACCCCTGAGACCCGCCGGTGAGATTCGCGCCGGAGACGGAACCGTGAGCGGATATCGCAATCGTCGAGAGATTTCCGATATTTCCGGGAACGAGGCTCGTGATCGTGGTCACAGCCGCCACCGCCGCCGCTTTCACGACACCCGCCACGAGAATTGACGTGTCCGCGTTGACCGCCAGAGCAAAGTTCGTCGCCGCCGCTGTGTCCGATCCGCCGATGTTGAACTGCTGAAGGCCCGTGGCCCCGGAAGTCTTGGCCGTGTAGACCCGGCCATTCACCGTCACCGTGTCATTGTTGGCGATGGAAGAGAACGTGATCGTTCCCGTGGCTGCCACCATGTTCGTTGTGACATAAGTGCTGGAATTCCAGACGCCCAGAACCGCTTTCGTGAAGAAGTGCTTGATCTTCGTCAACGGCAGATAATTATCTCCCGCAATCGGGACCAAGCCTTTCGTCACCGCGTTGTTGTTCGTCGTCACCGTCAGATTGAAAACTGAATTCGCCATGATGTTTTCTCCTTGGGACGAATGTCCCCTTAAATTGGCCCAGCGGAGGGGGCCTGTCGTAACCGGGAGGTCAGACGACAGGCCCCACGCCGGGTTAATGTTTAGACGTTCGTGATGTTCTTCAGGAAGACGGCATGAGCCGGAGCTTCAATGAAGATGGCCTGATTCGCGTAGCAACGCAGTTCGTAAGCCGCGTACGTCTGCGACTGAACGAAGAAGTCTCCGGGCATACCCGGGAGCGTGTTGGTCACACTCTCGACCGGACCCATCCGCGTCACTTCATCTTCAGGGAGAATCATCGCTTCACCCTGATGCATGAAGATATGAGGCTGGATCGTGTTCACGCCGTTCGGACCGAAGAATTCCAGCTTCCGGAATCCATTCTCGCCCTTCGCACCGCTGTACGAGCTGTCGTACAGACGCGCGCCCGCCTGCTCGTCCACCAAGTTGGCGAACGTGTTCGGGCTGATGAGCGTGATGGAGTCCGTTTCCAGTCCCCGGTTGACACCAAGCGCAATGGCCGCCTGAAGTTTGCCGAAGGTCAACTGCGTCGAGGCCACGTCGAAGATGTTCGACTGCCACAGAGCAAAGTTGCTCATGTTGACGTTGAACAGGTTCCCCGAGGTCGTGGTCAGGATGGTTTTCAGGCCCGTCATCTGGTTGCCGAAGGCGGTGTTCCAGAACACGTCGAGCGTGGTTCCAGAGAGCGCCTGAAGCGTGGTCGTGCCCGTAGGCGTTCCGGTCACGAGCAGAGTTCCACCGACCGTCGATGACGCCGGGACGATGTTCATGCTGGTGATCGTGAACACGGAATCCGCGCCCGAAGAAACGAGAGCGCCCGCGTTGTAGAACTGCACCTGAGCGTTTTCCATGCCGGAGAAGATGGCCGGCGCCCACGTGTTGTAGGTGATCGTCACCGTCGAGGTCGTGGCGCTGGTCGCCGCGATGGTCGAGGTCTGGACGAGTCCACCGCCTCCGTACAGGAGGTCGAGTTCGAGGAACTTCGACGTTGCTTTGACGAGGTTCTTGACGATCAGCGAAGTCGCTTCCGCGAAGCTCTGCTTTCCGCCTTTGGCCGCTTTCGCCGCCGCGTCGTAAGCGAGAAGATCCCGGTGCGTGATGGCCGAACCCTGAATCTGCGCGTCTCCCATCTGGGAGGCAATTGCGTTGACCAGAGTTACAACTCCGACTCCCCATGTCGCTCCCGAGGGAAGCGCGAGGATGACCGGCTGGTGATATTTATTCGATTCGTATTCACGCGGAGTTTTTTATCTCCGCCTCTACCGATTACTCGGCAGTCTGGCGTACATTTTCACCGCTGGTAGGCGGTGTCCCGGACTCGTGGCTGGTTATATTCTCCCTCTCAGGAGTTTCACAGCTACGCTCTACGATGCCCAACCTTGTTGGAAGTTGGATTATCTCGGTATTGGCCTCAGCTTTCGCTGGTGGGCTATCCACCGATATTTCGGGATTTATTGAGGGCAATTTCTTTCGATACTTCAGGAGGGCGTCCACCATGACCTTCGTTTCTTCAACGGTCAGATCGTGGCCTTTCACCCGATTACATCGGAAACAGCAGGGAATCACGTTGTCGGCGGTATAACCTTTTTGTGCGTCAATGCGGTCAAGCCCCGTACCGTGAATCCCAATCAGCAGATCGTCGCAATAGTAACAATGCTCCGTCGCTACGAGCGCGTACTGCTCGAAGGTGAGAGTGCAAGGAATCCCGCGAGTTTTCGCGGACGACTTGCAATGAGAATAACGGCCCCGGAGGGTGCCTCGATAAAAAGCCTGTAGCTCTTTATGAAGCTCTGGATTGTTTTTCTTCCAGACCTCGTTCGTCTCATTATGACGACCCTGATGAGCGGCGCGATAGGCTTTCTGATACGCCTGCAATTTGGCGAAATTACGTTTCTTGTAATCCCGCTGGTATGCCGCCGATTTCTCAGGGTTTTTCATTCTCCACTCTCGATGATATTTCGCTGTTGCCATATGCCTTTATATCAGATTCCACCCTCACGCTGATCTTTAGAAACGAAGTTGTCCATCTTCAGCAAGATGTCCGACTCCGGAACAAGATCCTTGATTCTGTCCGCATAGACCTCCTTATAGAGGCCGTTTAGCGTTGTGGTAGTTTCGATGCTTGACTGTGCCATTGATTGGCTCCTTTTTTAAGATTTTCTTCTCTGCGGGATATCCAACCTTCGGAGTCCCTTTCGGCTCATGTCTTGGGGATATCGCGAGCCGTGCGAGTCCCTGTTTAAATTCAGTCGATGATTCCTCGGTCGAGATTCTTTCTCCACTGGCGAATCTCTTCCTTGGTCCTTTCCTTGGGCTTGTTCGCCCGCCGCTGTCCGACCACGTTGGGCGCGGTTTCGTCGCCTTGCGTCTTCTTGATGCGTTTCAGGAAAGCGGAGTTGATCCGCTTCGCCATGTCCTCGCCAACGATGTCCAGAATGTTGTCATCGGAAACGTCTTTCTGCGTTTCGATGAATTCCGCGATCATGTCCGCTTTGACGCGGGCCGCGCAGTCCTTCAGGTCCACCGCGACACCGGCCCTTTTCTGCAAGAGCGCGTAACGGGCTGTTCGAGCGACGGTTGCTTCTTTCAAAGGTAGACCAACAGCGGTCAACTCCTTGCCGATCTCGGTGCGGTAGTGGTTCCATGATTTCTCAATAGCCGCCTGCCGCGCTTTCTCTTTCTGCTCGTTGGTGCGCCCGAGTTCGTCTGCTTCCTGCTGTTTCTTGAAAGCTTCGAGTTCCCGGATCTTCCGGTCTTTCGGATCGAGGGTCGAAGGCTCTATCTCGTTCTCGTAAATCCACCGTTTGACCGCCGTCAGGATGCGGGGATTCTTGGAGTTGAGCATCGCCGTCATCAGGGCTTCCTGCTTTTCCTCGTCATACTTGATGCCCGGCGAGTCCAAGAGCTTCAGAAGCTCTTTCGGGTCCTGCGCCTGTTGGACGAAGCGGGTAAAGGCCCGCTCCATCTCGTTGGCGCGTTCCATCGCCTTCTCAGCCCCCTCGGCTTTCTGCGCTCTCTCCAAGACCTTCGATTCCGGCCACTGTTCTTCCTTGCCGTTTATCTTGACCGTGTAGAGGCGTTCGCCGGGTTTCGGGGTTGGAGCCGCCGAAGGGGTAATTCCCCCCTCTGGCGCGGCCCCAGACCCTTTCCCGGCTTCAATCGCCGGTGCATCCGTTCCTGTCGGTATCGTCGCTGTGTCTGCCATGTTCATTTCCTCCCGGTTTTCCTGATTTTTACTTCGGAGCCACCAGGCTCACCGTACCCGTCGAGTTGAACACGCCCGCCCACTGGCCCGGAGCCGTCGAACCCGTCGAAACCACAACCGCCGTGTTGACGCAGTTGGAACAGTAGAGGATCTGGCCCGTGGTTTCCGGGGTCAGAACCAAGATCTGAGCCAAGGTGCGGCTGTAGAGCGTCAGAGCGTCACCACCGGCACGAGCCACAGCGGACCCGCCGCCGATCTGGACCGGCTGTCCGATGGTCGTGGCGGTGTCGTCCGGCGTCTGCCATGCTCCCCCGAACGAGGTTCCCCAGTTGTACTGTGATCCCGCGTAAGAAACTCCGGCCAGAGCCAAAACGACTGCTACCGAGGCAAGGAAACGTTTCATTTTCTTTCTCCTGTATCTGCAATTTGTGCGTCTGCACCAAAAAAACGGGGCTGAATCCCTTGGAAGGGAAACAGCCCCGTTAAGATGGGCCTGCGGTGCGCTTAACACGCCAAGGGTAGCGAACCCTCCCGCAAATCTTCTTGAATTTTAAAGTCCCGGTTTCAGCTCCAATATGAAGCTGCTGCGAATGATCTCCACCGACAGCGCGTTGACCGTGATGATGAAATTCTCGGTCACATTCGGGACGGTAGCGCCGATGATCCCGTTCGCAACCACGCTGACCGTCGCCTGCGCGCTGCTCTGTCCCGCCGCAATCGGTCCTGGAACGAACAAGGCCCCAAGTCCATCAGCATTTGGAGTGAGAACAGAACCCCCGAAATCCTGCGCGAGCGTCCAGACCGGAACACCGCCGGCATTGGCGGGCTGGTTCTGCGCTTCTCCGGGAAGCGGATTGGCGAAAAGCGCGATACTGAGTCTGGCCTGCTGATCTTCTCTCATGGAAACAATCATTGATTTTCTCCTCTAGCTACCGTAGTTGATCAATTGCCCGATTTCCGTGGCATTCAAAGCCCGGTTATACGTCGCGACATATTCGATGCTCCCCGTGAAATAGTTACCCGGAGACATGCCACTTCCATTATCGCGCGCGCCCATGTCCACAAGATTCGTCGTCGTTGTCACGGGAGCCGGGGAAGGATTGGAAGAGTTCGCATCGGGCGTCGTGCTGTTGACGTACATATTCATCGTGGTCCCGTCCCACGTCACGACGAGGGTTTGCCATGTGCTGTTGTAAGCATCCCCGGCTGATTCCAAAATCGTTCCATTTACAACGTCACTGACTTCGTAGCGGATTTTCGTCTGTCCCGTGTTTCCAGTTCCAAGGAAGAATTCACAGGAGGTTCCTATCGCTCCGCGCCCCAAAACCATTTTATTTTGCTGAACCGCGCCAGTGACTCGACAGGCAATCGAAAACTGATTGCTTCCAAACACCGCAAAGCTGGCCGCTTGCATGAACCGAAAAGCCGCGCTGCTGAAAATCGCGTAATTCCGATTGTTGAATCCGCCGCCGGACCCTGCCTGCGGTTGATTGGGTCCGCTGGCCTGCACCATGTTGTGACCGGCAATCGTATCGGCCACTTGAGAGATAAACCCGCCGCTGCCACTGAGAGATGAAGAATTATTGAAGTCCCAAAATGCCGTGATACCTGAAAGCGACGCGGGCGTAAAAGGAGGCGGCGGTGGGCTGATCACAACACCCGTCGGCGCGAGATTGTCGATACCCGGTCCACCTCCACCCACAAGCGCGCCAGAGACGGACACGGTATCGAGTCCCGACCCGCTTCCCGTCCCGCCGGCAAAGGCGGCAGGCGAGAGGAACAGAGCCGCGATGAAGGCGGCGAACTTCACCGGACGCCGACTCTCCCAACAGCGGTTGCGGTCGCCGCGACACCCGTGCTTGAGGTTGAGGCCAGAATACCCCAGAGATCGCCCACGTAAGGCGAACCGGAGCCGTCCAACGTGATCGAAGTGGTCGGAGGGACGTAGAAAGCACCTGTGGTCTGTCCGACGGTCGTTGGCGGGGTTGTGGTCATCGTCACGGAGTAGCTGGACAGGAACAGGTTGAACCCCGTGTTGTTGATGATGACTCGCTTGGTGATTCCCTGACCCGTGGCTTTCGTGAAAAGCCTTGTTGCGCTGGCCGTGGAAACCACGACAAGACCAGTTTCCGTGTCGAAGGACAGCCCGTAAGACGTGGCGGCGTGAACCGGACAAGCGAGGCTAAGAAGGGCGATGAGAGCGATTAGACGTTTCATGGGATCTCCTTTAAGGTGCGCCCACGGGCATCGGGACGCTCTGAGGCAAACCGGCGTTGTTCTGAGCGGGCATCCCCGGACGCGCCGGGGGACCGGATGGGACCGGATGGGACTGCATAGGTCCAGCGGGTCTCGGTTGTGCCGGAGGAGCGGCAGGGGGCGCGGGCGGGGGGATGATGGGCTGATGAAGCAGGCCCGCGAGAATCGGGTCCATCGTGCGAAGGGCTTGGACGTGCTGATCCACGTGCGCCTTGCACGCCTGAATGATCTTCGCGTCTTTTCTCACGTCCAGATTGGCGATCTTGGCCAGATGTTCGGGGATGTGCGTAACGTGGTCGTCGGCCCAGAGAACGGGCGGAACGTTCCCAAGCATCATCTCCTCGTTTTCTTCTTTTATGAGCCGCATTTGGGCTTCTGGGGCGTCCAGAGCGGGTTCCAGGGTCCCTGTCTCCATCACTTCAAGCAGGTCAGCCACGGTTTTGACCAAGCCCATGTCTTTCGCGTACTCCGCGATCTGCATCCGGCCCGAGGTCGTCTGGGAAAGGGGATTTCCGTAGCGCACGATCACTTTATCGACGTTCGAGAGGTCTTTCTGACCAAAGGGACGCCGGTAGTATTTGTTCGTGGCCGACAGGCTCATTCCTTCCCGGGTGGATGACTTGCCGTTGCCCATGTCCACGAACCCGAAGTCCTGCACGTTGTGGAGCAAAGCGGAGCCGACCTGTTCAGCGAGGCGAACGTAAGCCTTCTGAAAGTCGTTGTTGAACTGGATGGAGTTGGAGGACATGAGCGCCAGAGCCGCGCCGGAGACTTGACCTTTCAGCATCAAATCCGGGTTGCCCTTGATGGCCTCATTGATCCCCGCCAGCGTCCCCATCGTGGTGACGCAACGGTCCAAGAACGTGAACACTTCCTGCGGCGTCGAGGTGAGTTGCAAGGCCGCCGGTTTGCCAGCCTCTCCCATGCTGGAATCCCACTCGATCACGTTCAAACCACCGTAGAGGTTCTCCCACTGGATGTCCGAGCCTTTCGAGATGAGGATGTTCTGGGTTGCGAAGGTGAGCTGGTTCGTGATGATGGCGCTTACCAAGCGGTCAATCGTCTCCTGAATCGGCAAAAGGTCGCAAGCCCGGGAGTAGCCGTAAGGCGAACCCCAAAGCTCGCGCGTGGCGATCCGGTATCCGGGCATCTCGCGGTAGCCCAAATCGCCATCGGCCAAGATGATGCGGGAATCGATAAATTTGGTCAGCCGTCCCTCAGGAACAGCGGCGCTTTTCTCGTGGAACAGGTAGTAAACCGGCAAAAGGTCGGAGCTTTGGGAGATGGAATAGGTCAACTGCGTGTCCTGAACCATCCCGCCAGAGGTCAAGTGGACGATCTCAGCCGACCAATCCGGGTATTCTGCGGCGAGGTCGAACTTGTTTTCCCATCTCCGGTAGATGACCCACTTCTTTTGAGCGTTTGAAGGAAGGGTCGTGTCCACGATCACGTCGAACGGGCTGGCGACTTCGATGATGTTCTCGCCTTCCTTGATCTGCGGCCCCTGCGTCTGTTCTCCGTCCTCGCCTTCCTGAACGTCGGTCGCGATCAAACGGCCCTTGTGCTTGTCCCAGAGAACGAAAACGTAACACTCGGTGAACACCTGAGACATCTCTGCGGCGGTACGGAGCTTGCCGTCAAGGTCAATATCCGGACGGTTCGCATACTGGTACAGCAGACCCTTGGCGAGCTTCAACTGGTCGAGGGCCAAGCCTTCGGAAGTCACGGCCTGAGGCTCGTAGCTGAGTTTCTGCTGGCAGACCATGTTCACCATGTGCGTGATGAGGTTCGCGTAGTGGTTCTCGTAGCTGTTCAGCAGTTCGCCTTCCTGCCCGGAATGATAGACGGCACCTTTCAGAATGAAGCCCTGATAGAACTTCACGAAAGCGTTCCGGTAAAGGTTGATCCGGCCCGTGCGGTTCATCTCCGCGTAATATTCTTCGATCTTCTCAATCGTCATCGACACGCAATCGTCAACGTCCTGCGCCGCGAAGTATTCTTCGAGGTCGGTGTCCTTGACGGGTTGGAGGTCGATGTATCGGGTCATCGGGCGATGCCGGGGGGTGTTTTAAGAAGCTGGCCGTTCGGAGCCGACGGAACAACTCTGGATTTGATCTGCGCGAAGTCGCGGACGGATTTGATCTGGTCGGCCATCTGAGCGTTCAAGGCTTCGACTTTCGAGAGGCGTTCTTTCAGGTCGGCGATCTCGGAATGGGCCGAACTTCCGAGGGATTTCGCTTCGGCGCAAACTTCAGAAAGTTTCGAGATATTGCTCCAAACCTCTTCAGCGCTAACCTTTTCAGGGAAGCGTTTGTCGAGCCAAAGGCCGATTTTAGTAACCAAACCCATTGGACCACCTCCACACGGCATCAAAGACTTTCTGCCAAAATGACTTAGAACGTTGATATTTCAGAAGATTCTTGAAATGTTCATCTCCTGAACGCACCAACTGGACGAGCGGGTCCTGCCCGTAAAGCCACGTTCGGAAGTCTTCGTGGTTGAGGCGCATGAGAACTTCGTACTTTTCTGGGTAGGCCAGAGAGACGATCTTTCGGACGTGGGCGGCTTCTTCGGGAAGAAGGGTCAAGTCCGGGATTTTCTGGCCGATTCCGTTTAAAGTAGCCATGTTCAATCGGTCAAACCGACGGGGATTGTTGAGGCGTGATCCACCCCGGCCCGCTGGATCTCGTGAATGGCCATTTGAAGGCACTGAGCTTTGGAGTTGGCGTCGGTGAGAACTTCGAGTTGACCGTTCGAATGAAGCCTGCCGAGTTGCCAGAGTCCGGCGAAGGGGCCATCGTGCAGATGTTCGAGGGTGATGACGATATCGAACTTGCGGAGATCGACAATCGGGTGAGCGTCGAGGGCTTTGCGGTGGTTGCGCTGTTTCTTCTCATCGCCTCGGGGAACGCCTTTGGGCCAGCCCATGTTAGTTCACCACCTGAATGGGGCTTTCGTTCGTCTGAGGGGCTTCTGAGGCCGTTGCCGGGGCTTGTGCGGGGGCTTGCTCGTTCGGGTTCGCCCGAATCGCCGCTACGACTTCGGGGGGGAGCTGAGTCAAAAGTTGGGTGTGCATCCCGTTCATGAAATTCATGCCGCGCTTTACCGCATCGTGCCAAGACAGCGGGAACGAGGCGGCATTGACGGCGTGAAAAAGGCCCTCAATCGTGTAGATCGTGGCCTTGATGTTTTCGATTCTGGTCGGATCGGTGACGTGTTGCGGCGTTTCAGCGTTTTCCATTTGTGTTCTCCCGGTGTTTTTTATTTGTTTGAGTTGACGGTTTGCGGCCAACCGTCTTAGAAATGATCCTTTGTGAGGGGCCTTTGCCTTTGATGTTCTTCGCATAGAACGATCCCTTTGAAGGCGACTCGATCAACTGCTGAACCACGACGGGGAAAATGAAGTAGTGCGTGTACGTTCCCCCGTCTTTCATGGTCACCGTCAATGTCAAATTGCCGCTATCATACACGAATTCCTGTAGAAAGCTAGAATCGTTGACAGGTATTTTCTGAATCTTCCCCCCTGTCTGCGTATTTGACATGGCTTCGTGTTGGTTTACCGTCGCCATACGCCCTGCGTTGCGCTCAACTGCTTCTTGATCCCGAGCGCGCCTTTCAACGTGTTGTAGGTCTTGGTCGCCTGCTTCTCTGCGGGGATTGAGTGCGTGTTTTGAGATAGACCGAGAAGCGGGGGAATCGGGTTCGTGTTCGTGTCGATGTGACGGATGAGGTAGCAGAGGGCCGCGAGGGCGTCGAAGTGGCCGAACGTCGCCGAACGCCCAAACTCCTTGTGGTCTTTCGTCCAGATGCCGTTTTCCAAGCATCCAATCGTGTAGACCATGCGGGGATGGACGAACAGACGCCCAGCGTTGATCCACAGACGAACTTCATTCACCATCGCGAACAGTTCGTCCTTGGTTGTCGGGATGAAGGGCAGGCCGTGAATTCCCGACAGGTCTTGAAGGATAATCAGGTTGTTGTTGTCGCCGATTCTTCGGTGGATCTTCTTATACCCCAGCCTGACTTCGCTGGCCTTGATTTCCGTGGCGAGAAGGTCGGTTCGGACCATCTCCCCTTTCAGGAGGTTTTCATCCTCCAAAACGAGCGCGGCGCGCTTGAAATGGTAGTACCCATGAAGGTTGATCGTGAAGTCCCGGACCCCCGTGTCGAGAGCCTGATACTTGTGGTAGAACTCGAAGAACGGGTCTTTCTCGACTTCCTGAACGTACAGGGCTGATTTCCATTCCGGGATAATCAGGCGGGACTCGTCCACAACCCACTCGCAAAGCCGTTCTCTGCGCCATGCAAGAGGATCTTTGCACCGTCTCTTTTCTTCTTCGATCCGTTCCGGGGGCAGGTCGGATTGGTAGATGTCGAAGGTCGCCGTACACTTCACGAGACTGGCGGCTTCCCAGTATTTCTTCACTGGATGGTTTGGCGTATCTGGGGGGGTTGTCGTGATGATGACCCTTCCCCGGACCTCCGAACGAACGAACATCGGGTTGATGATGTTCTCGATGACCTGATCCAACGGAAATGAATCATCTTCGTCGCCAAAGAATCCGGCTTCGTCGATGATGACCAGTACCACGTTGTGAATTCCGCGAATGTCCTTGATGTGTCCTTTTTCTGCGGCAACGAGGTGAACATTGACACCCGACGGGAACGCATAGACGGAATCCTGCCGGTCGTATTTCGGCTGGAACTCCGGTGGGCAATCTTCGAGCAGGGTGTCAAAAGCGGGTTGAACGATGGTGCGGAGCTTCTTGAGAGTCGAGGAGATGATTAAGACATTGGCGTTTCTGTGTCGGCGCGTGGCTTCGAGCGCGATGGTACAGTCGATGAAGGTTTTCCCGAAACCACGCGTCGCTACCAAAACGTAAGGCTCTTCGATGAAAGGGGCGCTCTTGATCGCTTCGTAGGCTTCTCTCTGGCGGGGTTGGAGCTTGTATTTGAGTCGCCCTATCTTCCAGAACTGACGGACGGCCTCCGAAATCTGAGCTTCGGTGTAGCCGTCAAGAACCTCAGGCATCGGAGCCTTCGGCGCGTGGGTTGATCGCGGAGTTTTCCAGCTCGCGCATGAGTTTCAAGGTCGCCTCAGCAGATTTGCGGGAATCTTCGGGGGTCGAGGCAGGCTCAGGGTCAGCGGGAACGAGGGTCGGGACGATGTAGGGCAAGAGACATTTCAACTCTTCCCACTTCTTGCCGTCCGGGAGCGCCTTGAAAGCCTTGATGGCTTCGGAGGCGAACTCGAACCCCTCGTTGTTCAGCAGGTCGTAGAGGCGAAAGGCCCGCTTGCTGTGCAGACCTTTAACCGTCCCAATCGGGTTGCCGCTCTCGCCTTTCTTCCAGTCTCTTGGCATTTCGTGGGAAGTTTAGGCCGGGAACGGATGGATTTCAAGGGTTATTTTAAACAGACCCCAAATAAATAAACGCTTTCGCCTCGTTCGTGGAAATCCATTCTTCAAAACAAAGGGTCGGATGCGCTTCGGTAAATTCACTCCATGCCCGCTTTTGACCCTTCATCGGATCGCCGGAATAGCACTGCCAGTCATCGAAAACAATGATGGTTCCTTTCTGAAAGAATGGGACGATCCAATCCAGAACGGTTTTCGTCGAAACATACAGGTCGCAGTCGATATAGATCACCGCGGCTTTCTTGGGGAGATGGAATTTGGCGAAATCGTTCAGGGAATTTTCATAGAACCCCGGAACGGTCAACAGTCTTTCCCGAGGCATCCCAGCTTTTGTCACGCGGCGGATGAACTCCACTTCGCTCGTGGCGCATCGTCCTTTCTGGAACACTTCGGACCTGTCTTCTGCACTGGGTTCCGGAAATCCCTCAAAAGAATCGAAAGCCACATACGTCCAGTTAAACAGGTGCCGGGTATGTCTCCACGCTTGGCGCATCGTATTGGCTTCATGACACCCAAATTCAAAATAGTACCCTTCAATCGGGCGGTTGATGTGGCAGAAACGGGCGATGCTCAAAAAAAGAAATTCCCGTTGATCGTGGGCGAAGTCGTGGTATTTCTTGAGCCATTCCGTTCGAGTGAAATTATCTCGCCAGCGGAATCGGTCGGCGATCTTGTCCCATAGGGGTCGGCTCATTTGCGGATCACCAATTTTGCCGCCTGATCGGAGAGGCGCGTGGTGGCGAAGGTGAAGGGAGGAAGTTTTTCGCTGTAAAACACCGAAACGCCCATGAAGTCGATCTTTGGGAGAAGAGGATCGAAGTAATACGCCTCGGATTTCAAGAACGATTTGAAATAGTCCAAAGCTTCTTTCGACATTCTCACTTCAAGCGGAACCGGACGCCCCATGCGCTTATCGCGAAGAATCATCCCCATCATGCGCTGAATGTTTTTCTGACACCACAAGGGGGCTTTTTCTTGTTTCGAAAATTCGATGCGTGTCATTTTTCCTCCGGGTTCATCTTCAACCACTGAAATTCCGACCCCCAATCTCTCGGGAACAGCTTCTTCCGACACCAGTCAGAAACCGAAACGAATTTACCCTTTTCGCGTGTCGCTTGAATCGCTTTCAAAGTCGCGTAGTCCTTCATGCGTTGACTGACGGCGATCTGCAAAAGGCAGAGGTGCTTCGTGCCTCGTGGACGGGTCTTGGCTCTCACGGCAACGCCTCCAACTTCTTTTGATACTCAGCGATTAGCTCCAAATAATCCGTCTCGCTGATCTTCCGGAACGTCCTTCGTATCTCGTCCAGCTCTGGAAGAATCCCCGGGCCGAATCGGTTCTGTAAGAAAAGCGAGAAAGCCGGGATATTTCCGTGACGGAACCTATTACAGCCGGTGCATTGGGGCCACACGTTCGCCTCGTGGAAGTAAAGGGCAAGCCCTGTCGTGCGGGCATGGTAGTGGCCCGCGTCCATGTTTTTCCAGTGATCCTGCTTTCCACAGGTCACACAAGCGACTAGGCCCGTGTGCGGATCGGCTTCTCTACGACGGATAAATTCGCTGAACACCTTCCAAAGCCGCTCTTTGTAGTTGGTTCGCCCCTTCGACCTCCTCAGCCCCAGAGACTTCGCCCGGAGGCCGACTTTGCGGAGGGGGGGTTTTCGACGGATCATCTTTCCCGCCAAGGCTTCAAATCGGTCCCACAGGTCGGGCATTTGTTGTTGAAATTCATCTGCATGGTCACTTTGACTTGTGCTTCGAGAAGCGTCGCATAAGAATTCGACCGCTCAACCAGTTCATAGATAGAAAATTCTCCCTCACGGGTATAGACACGGATTTCCCTCAGTTCTTCAGCCTGCTTTTTAAACTCGCTCATAACGCTTTTAAGGGCCGATAAGTCGGGATCGGAGTAGATGCCCTGAAAACGATTCTCGCGCACGTAGCGCAACGGTAGATGCCTTCTGCGGGCCTGCAAAGCCTGAGTTGGCAAGCCAAGGGGATGTGGCGGGGGCGTTGGCGACGGTCGGTCATTCTCTCGGCCTCAGATAGCAAGGGCCATCGGTGCGATGAACGACGAGACTATCCGGTGAAGGCTCGCCGCAAGCGCAAGACGGCTTCGCCTCCTTGGTCTGGCGGTGGGCGGCGAGGGCGTCTTCTGCCTGAGTAACAAGCCAGTTAAAGCAACTTCCGCAACCCTCCCAGCAATCACATTTGCCTTTAGAAATATTTTCCAACGCCTCCACCAGCTTCCCCGCCCGCTCGCGCTCTGCGGCGAGGGCGTCTTTCAAGCGGCCATTGTCCAATTGAAGTTCAGCGTTCCGTTTCCCTAGTTCGTCGATGACACTACGCTGAATTCCGATTTCCGATCCCAGCTTGTCATTGATCTCACGGGCGTCAGCCAACGCGAAAGGTTCTTGCGCCTTGCGGTAGGCGTGGCCTTCGAGGAAGCCTTGAGCCTTGGCCCATTTGAAAAAATCCATGAGGCCGCCGCCGGTCCAGTTGTCCACAAGCTCTTTCGCTTTCTCAGGCGTCATGTCGGTCATGGTCGTTCCCTCTTCTCACGGCAATTCGGACAAATGTCCCAGCCGTCTTTTCTAATCCAGCCATCTTCAGCGGCTTGACGCCGAAGCTCTTTCGGGGATGTATCTTCGGGCGCAACGTAGGAAGCACAATCACCGAAATTCAAATCACAATAAAGCCTGATGCTTCTTGAAAAGCTCAATGCTCGCTCTCCTTCGTGTTCGCGCTGTCGAGGGGGGAGGGCTTCAGGGCTTTAGCTAGAACCATCCGCGCCCGTTTTGGGTTAATCGGAATTTCTCCGAACGCCATATCCACCGAAAGACAATCCTCTGCCTCTCTCGCCGCCTCAACCAGAGCCTTCACCTGTTCGTCCTTGGCGTCGAGGGCGGCTATCGAATCCGTGATGCCCTTCTCCATCCAGCCGGACAGACGCCCCCGCTCTCCCGGCAAGATGTTGAAAGCATCCAGAATTGTCTGCTCGTTGTTCTTCACTTCTCGCCTCCATCAGATGAGGGGGTGGGATCGCGGAACCACGAGTGTTCGCCCTTATGCCCCCTGATTCGTCCACACACCGACCGACATCCGATATCCTCGCGGAAGAAAGAAACTCCGCAGTATTCAGGCTCGGGAAGGAACTCGCCCAACCCCGCGCCTTTGGCGCTCTTTTCGCTGAGAAGGCGCTTGTGGGCTTCCGGTGTCATGGTCTGCACATCCGGTTGTGGTTCGTTCTCGCATCCGAACTCGTCGGATTCTGGACAATCAATGCGCCCGCACCATTCGCAAACGATATGCCCCTTCTCTTCCGGTCCTCGGGGTGGGGTCGGATCATGCTTTTCAGAAGGGTTTTTATTCCAGCTTTCGCTCATTTCAGTGCCTCGATTTCCTTGTCGATCCAGATATCCGCTCCCTGACAATTCACGCAATCAGCGGTGCGGTTGGATTTCGCCCGTTCCAGCGCGGCCTTCATGCCTTCGATGATTGCCCCACGAATCTCCATCGTTCTTCCACAGAGTGTCGCGCCGCAGTCGTCGCAGTCAGCGACAGAAAGGGCCATCTGCGCCGCCACTTCTTTCAGCGGGCGCCCTGCCTCGTTGGTGTCGGTCATGGGCGTGGCTCCTTTGCCATAGCGAAAAGGCAACTCGCGCAAATAGAAAACGCACAAAAACCAAGATCACGAACGGTTGCGGGACGTTGCACTCCGAAGTTCCACACAACCAGATAAAGAATTGTCGTCATCGCAAGAGGCAGATATTTCAAGTCTTCCCCCTCTTCCCTCGTGGGACGGTGGGGATATTTAATTGTCTTTCGATTTCTCTATGAATAGCCAGAACTTCGTGTCTACAGCCGTAAGATCGACAGTAATTGACCCAACAAGCAGAATTTTTCTTTTCCCACACTCTTCGCCAATTTATCTTCACTGCCCTTCCCTTCTTCACTGAGGGGGTGCGGGGGTTCACTGGGATTTCTCCTGCCGAAGTCCACATCGTCGGCATTGGCGAACCTGTAGACGTTCCTCGTACTTTCCGAGAAACGCCGCCCATGCCATCCAGTCGTGCGCCAAAATACACAGCCAGTAGTTCATTTCCCCTCTCTCCTTTTCCTGTGAGTGTCGGTGAGGTTCATTTCGATTTCTTTGGCGGCTTGTCCCGCCACACGACAACGCCATCCGACCGTAATCCGATTTCGGTATCTCGTAGAAATGCTCCACGCGCCAAAGGGAAATCGCCGCCCCATATCGTCGTTAACTGGGATTCTTGCGGGTTACGAATATCTACCTTGCCGGGATAAGCCCAAACAATCGCCGCCATCCCCAACACCACCGCAACGATCAGAAGAGGGGTTTTCATCGGGATGCCAACTTTTCCAGATGCGCTTTAACGTTGGGGTGCATCGCGCCACCATCCGCAAGACGCTCTTTTGCCTTCTTGCTGAACCAGTCCTTGTTCTTTTCGAGCATCATCTGCCACGTTGGGAAATGCTCGTCGTCGCAATACTGCGGATACAGCAAGTCCTCGGTGTGAAGGATGCGGAACAGTTCGATGTGCCGCGTTCGTCGAATAATGTCCAAGTCCGCGCATGACGCCTGAAATCCACTCACACCCAACAGCGACGAGGCGTAGTAGAAGGCGGCGACCGCCGAAAGGCTCATGGCGTAGACGCACGTCCCGTAGTCCTGTCGGCGTTTCGTCACCGCCCGAATGATCGACAGAAGTTCCTCTTCCGTCTCAGGCCACGGCAATTTAAGATCGCGGAGATCCTCCTCCGAGCCATTCGTCAATACTTCCAAGGCATCGGCCATTTCTTTTTCGTTGCTCTCGCTCATCGACTTCCCTCCCTGTTCAGAAGAATGGGGCGCGTGGGGGTCACTTCTTCATTCCGTCATTCAGCGCGGAACAGATGCGGACAGCTTTTTCGATATCGTCCGTCGTAAACACCGTGTCGTCCGGTTGCCAAAGAATTTGGCCCATCACGACAAATCCCCGGCCAGATTCACCGACGTAGTATCTCTGTGTGGAATGATCCGCCGTGATTGCAATCACTCCAAGAGTCATCACAATCAGCACCGCAATCGTCAACAACGTAGTCCCGATCTTTTCTCCAATATCCATTTTCACTCCCTCCCCTTCTCAATCATCAGATGCCCTTCGACCCGTCCCCGGACCCGTCCCCGGACCCGTACCCGTCCCCGGACCCGGACCCGTCCCCGGACCCGGACCCGTCCCCGGACCCGGACCCGTCCCCGGACCCGGACCCGTCCCCGGACCCGGACCCGTCCCCGGACCCGTACCCGTACCCGTCCCCGTCCCCGTACCCGGACCCGTCCCCGGACCCGTCCCCGGACCCGGACCCGGACCCGGACCCGTTGGCTTCTACGCTTCCCATATCTTCACGCTCTCGATGCTCTTTCGGGCCTTCGCGGTCACGTCAAGAATCTCGATGGCCTCAGTCAACTCCACGCGCGGAACGGCGACGGGGAATTTACACTGAGAAGGATTGTTCGTTCCTTCGACAACCAACTGAGAAAGGGAAGCCGCGCCCGTCCAGTACCACAACCGCCGCGCGTTCTTCATCACGACTTCTTTCCCGTTCCTGCTCACGATCTCGCCAGCGAACACACCAGCGGAATAAGTGCGAACGATGAAGTAATCCCCTTCAACAACGGGAACACTGTTCTTCGGAACGTACACCTCGCCGTCAATCGTCAACTCCTGAACTCGTACTTTTTCAGACATTTTTCTCTCCTTGTTTTTCGATCATCAGATGCCCCAGAGTCACTTCTTAACCGACACGATCAGGTAGGGCGTGTCCCCATCTCGCCGCGAGCGCATCAAAGCCTGTTCATAAACAAGCGTGACCCTTTTCCCGGCGCGCGCCGATTCGGAAATTTCTTCGGCAAGCGCATCGTCCTTCACCGAAAACTCGAACACCGTCGGAACCGCAACACCGTTCCCATCCGTAGACATTGACCCGATGTTCATCGCGCCTTCCCACGTTTTCCAGACGACGCCCTTCTTACTCAACTTGACGACAACGCCCGTCCGCTCTCCGTCGGAGTAGTGCGGCATGATCGTGATCACACCGACACTCGGGACGATGACCGCCGCCAGAATCCCAATAATCGCCACGACAATCATCAGCTCAATAAGCGTGAAACCTTTTTTCATCTCTTCTCTCCTTGTTTTTCGATCATCAGATGCCGAGTAAAGAAAGCGTGGAGGACCGCTACAAAGCGGATTCCGAATTCTGCCCGGCAGTCGCAACACGCGAACGGTTTCACGCCGCGTCTCGTAGTAACTCAAGAAGTTTTTCGGACATACGAACGTAGTGAGCATGTCGGGCGGCGTAGGCGTCGGCGCCGCCGCCGGCGTAGGCGTCGGCGGCGTAGGCGGCGTAGGCGGCGTAGGCGGCGTAGGCGTCGGCGGCGTCGGCGGCGTAGGCGGCGTAGGCGGCGTCGGCGGCGGCGTAGGCGGCGTAGGCGGCGTAGGCGTCGGCGGCGTCGGCGGCGTAGGCGGCGGCGGCGTCGGCGTTTCTTGCTTTTATCCATTCCGCACTTGTTGGTTCGTCACCTTTCAGCTTCCGCTCGTAAAGGTCGATCACTATTTGTATAGCCGCTTTCGTTTTCTCTTTCTTGGCGAACCTAATCACTCCATCTTTCGGATCAGCCAAAAGCCAGAGCATGAACTTCGCCGTTACCTGAGACAGATCAGCGCCAATTTTAATGGCCGACAAAAACCGATCTGGCCACGTCTGCGCCAGATCGTTCGGGAGTCCTTCAAAGATTCCATCTTCGAGACGAGCGATACTTCGGGGGATTCCCAATTCGCATTCATAGGCTGAGTGATCGTTCGAGTGGATGGTGCAACCAACCGCGCAACCCTTCCCGTCCTTCCAGTACTGGCCTTTCACCAACTGGTCAGCCGCCGCATGAGCGCGAACGCGCCCGAGATATTGTTCCTTGACCTTCTCATCATTCAAAAAAGCTTTCATGGTTTCTCCTTTCTCCAATTCCTCGACAGGCAACCCGCGCACCGCTTCGGGAGGAAATTCTTTCGAGGGGTCCACTTATGGTGGCATCTGAGGCACTTTACAGTCGGTAGTTTTATTTTCATGGTTCGAGTTTGGCAAAATGTTGCCCGATTGGCAAGAGATTATTCAGAAATCTTCCTGACGTTGTGCGTCCCGCCGTGTAAGTCGTAGTGCTGTTGGGCTTCGAGCTGAGTCATCCAATGAACAATTTGGTTCTGTTCCGGGTATGTATCTGGGCGCTTTACCATCTTCTCGAAACAGGTTTCGCAGAATGAATTCTTCTCGGTCATGGCTTCTTTCTCCGATGCGTCACCGCTGGCCGCGCTCCCCAATCGTCTGTCAGTTTCGGATCGTCGCCTTTCTCGATGTTAGCGCGAATCGCCAACCACGCCTGAAAAGTGTTGTCGTATTCTTTCAGCGGGTCCGAAGATCCCATGCGGCGGACGTGTATCTTATAGTTGCTGGCTGATGTCACCATGAATTTCATTTCCATCGCTTCCACAAAGGCGACAGGACGAAGGTAGCTCCCGCCTCTGAGGTAGGTTTTTCTGTCGTCGATATCGAGATGAACCATTGGGATCGGGTATTTCTCAGCCAACCAGGGAAATACCTGAACGCTCTCCGCGCAGTTCACGCAGACTTCGGCGAAATGCTTCTGAATCCCCAGAAAGAATGGGCATGGTCGGAGGTTCATCCAATCCCATGAAATCGGATCGGCATCGGGAAACATCTCCCGGCAGGTCGGGCAGGTTTTCCATTCCCACGGAGCTTCCTTGGGAGAAGCAAGGCGCTTGATCTCTTTCAGTACATCAGCGGTTTCCGTCATAATTTCCCTCCACGATCTTGATGAGATTCGTTTCGTTCAAAATCCAGTCAAAGGTGCATTTGAAGTTGCGGGAGCCGCCGGATTCTCCTGTCAGAAATTTCGAACGGTTGACTTTTTCGATCACGGATTCCCAAAAAGAACGAGATGGATAGTCTCTAAGGCGGCGTCGGGCGCTGTTTTTGCGCCGGTCGTTCAGAATGTCGGCACGTGGCAAGTTCGGATGAGCCTTCTCATTCCACAGGCTAAAAAGATGCTCAGGGGTTGGGCCGGCGGAAGACGGAACAACGGAGCCGTTAGGCGACGAGAGTTCTGTCTCTGTCTCTGTCTCTGTCTCTGTCTCTGTCTCTGGTAGATCACTTTGATATCGTTCTGATATCGCGTTGATATCACGCCGTTCCAACCATTCGGAAAGCATTGAGAGTGTTTCATTTAGCTTCTTTTGGTTGATCCGAAGGCGAAAGGAGAGGACCTCAACAGCCGGAAGTTCACCATCGACCCCTTCGCTGGCAATCAGCCAGAGCATGACAAGCGTTTTAGCGGCTTCGGCGGGGAGTTCGTGCCATGCCAGATCGTCCAGAATGTCGCGGTAGAGTTTGATCCAAGGAGGGCGGCGATCTTTAAAGTGCTGGAACTTGGACCAGTTCTTTATTTTCACGCTTGAATATCCTTGAAAGAAAGATGACCGTCGGGGGCCGAGGTGGCGTGACCCAATCCATGGCCGCACCGACGATCAAAAACTGTCGTCGAAGCGTGTTTATTTTGATGGGGATAGGATCGGGTCACGCTTTATTTTTGGAAACTTCCCCGCGCGTTGCAAGCTATTTCTTAAGTTTGTGGAGGCCGTCGTTGACCTGAACCCAAACCGCGATCCCCGGTGTGTACCTGACCGCCTCCCGGTAGACACCGAAGAGGAAGAGGGCGTAGAGGGTGGCGAGGGAGAGCCAGAACTTCAAAGCGGCACTTCCCGCCCATCAGACGCCTCAGACGGTTTAAATTGAAACTTGGCGAGGCGTAACGCGGCGCCCGGGCTTACGATGCGTTTTCGCCTCGGTTTCACGAATCGGGCGGCGTGTTCAAAATGGTTATCGGGGACCTTGAAGGTCGTTTCATCGGTTCCCGACTGGAGAACCGGCCAATCGAACGCCTTTTTTACCTTTTCGGTCACGCGCGGAGCCGTGATAACGACACCGAGAAAGTCCGCCGAATAGGAGTAGATGTAGCCGTTGTTCCCGCGCAGTTCGTAGTAGCGCCACGCTTCCGATGTTTTGCCCGGCTCTTTTTCGACGGCGTAGGATTCATCCTCGAAAATCTTGTAACGACGCTGATCTGTTTTTAGATTCACACTTCACCTCACACTGAGTATTAGAGAAATTGATGCGGTGGGCCGGGCTTGATACCGGCTTGGCGACTTTCCGAGCTTCGAGCGGTACGCCTTTCAGCGGCACTTGATTACGCTCTCCTGTCGCTAGTCGCCTAGCTTGTCATAGCGTGTCCTTCCACGCCGCCACCGCAAATCTTATTTACTTCCCGGCCTCTATGATCCGCTGGGCTTCGGCGTCGACTTCTTGAGTACACATCGCCAAGCAACTTTTTGAATCTCCCGTGCTATGACAGGAACAATCGACGGTGGCTTGATTTATTGCCGTCTGCCGATACGCCGCCACCTTCCTTCCCAGCGCCTTCACCTCTTCGTCTCGGGAGGAGCGTCCTTCGAGGTACATCACGGCCCCTACCGCGTCGATCCCGCTATAACGACATTCTTTACCCTGTTCAGCACAGGATTTTCGACAAGCGAGAATTTCTTCGGAAACCTGTGTGGTGTAATTTTTCTCAGGATTTGAAACGCTCTCTCCCGAATCTCCTTGGGGCGGGGTCATCGGGCCAGCTCGTTTTCGATCGTCTCGAAATCCTTGGCGTGACGCTCCTTGAAACCGTCCTCATCGTCCTCGAACGCTTGCCAACACGGAGCGCACATATCAACAGCGGCGGTCAGCTCTGCGTTATTGCCGCACTCGTAGATAAGCGACGATTCATAAGGGCCGCCGCAAAAGAAACAACCCGGATCAACCGTACTGTTTTGCTTACAGGATTTCGTTGTGTGCATTTGCTTACTTCGCCTCCTTCTCTCTTGTAGGTTCGGGGGTGGGGGTGAGGGCTTCTTTGGCGACATTCGCCGCGCACCGATGGCCGTCCACTACACCAATTCCGTAAGTCGATCCGTCGGAACGCACTTCATCGTAATTGATATGTTCTTTGGTGATACGCTCAAGCGCGGCCATGTAGCGGTCTCGCTCCTTCTCCGCCGCCTCCGCTCGGGCAAGGAGGGCGTCATAGGCTGTAAGTAGGGCATCCACTGATCCAGCCGGAAACGGCCCGTTCGTTGATCCAAGCGCAACGCGGTCCCGAAGGCTGTCGACGTACCACGGCGTATCTGTAGCGTTAGCCATTGTTCTTCTCCCCCGTGAGGGCCTCATGTGCGATCCGACGCATTTCTGCCGCCGCCTGCCCGCTGGTCATGCTTGAGTTACAGGGAACGATGGTCTCCCTGATTCTTTCCAGCGCCCCCCTCAAAGCGTCTCTCTCGGACTTCAGGGAGTCGAAGCTGTTGAGCCGCTTGCTGATCTCGTTCAAACATTCTGGGTGTAAGAAACGGTTGGCAAAGGATTTTTCTCCGCAGTATTCACAAGCCCCAATTCTCGTGGCCGTCCCCCTCCCTTCCGTGTCTTTGTCTGCCGGGTCTTTCATATGATCAGGCGTGAGAACCGTCCATGCGTGTTCGTTCGCGGGACAAGCATTGGGAAGCGGGATGTTTTGTACCGCCGATTGCGGGCCACCGCATAAGATCGTTCCGCATTTCGTGCAGTAAAGCTCTGCCGTGTCTTTGTCTGGTTTCATGGGGTCAGGCTCCTTCGGGCTTATCGCCCTTCCACTCTTCCCGATCCTCTGCCGCTGATTCCCGAAGTCTCACCGCATGACGCGCGGCCTCTCTGGAACGTTCGCGCTTCTTGCGTTCTGCCGCCGCCCGATCCCTCGCTTCTTCTTCGATCATCCTTCGTTCGCTGTTGTTCACTTCCTTGCCTCCTTGATCTCGAACGGATCAATCAATCTTCCTCGGTCATCGCGACAAGAACAGGCCATGTCGTAAACCGCAGGAACGACTTTCTTGTCCCTCTCTCCCATGACAATCCCGCCAACCATGCTAACGGCGCAGAAGATCCAGACGATGAACATGGCTAGAAGGCCGTCCGAAGGGCCGCCAGCTTCTTAACGGAATACAGCCGCTCTAGTAGACGTTGGTAATTGGTTTCTGCCAAAAGCTCTGCCAGACATTTCGTGTAACGCTCTCCGTCGCTTCTCACCATCGCCTTGATCTCGTCGGAAGTCTTTTTCCCTTCCCCGCCTTTGAACCTCAAGTAAAGCAGGGCTTCCAGCTTTTCCCGTTCCAGTGAGGCCAGTCGCCATGCTTGGAGGGCGTCGGCTACGAGGTCGGGCAACTGGTCGAGGCTTTGCTCTAGCCCGGCGTTTTGGCTCCCGGGCCTGTTCATTCCGGTATCTCGATGATCGTAGGGAATTTCCCATCTTCCCGAATCTTCACGGTGATAAGACCCCCCGCCGCCACCTGTAACCCCGCGCAGATTGGGTTGTCCCAGACGTAAAAGGTCTTTTGGTTCGCGTCCATCGCTTTCCAGTAGATCGTTCCCTTTTTTGAGGTTATCGGGTCCGACAGCTGGAATTTGGATGTGTGGAGATATTCCCCGGTCTGGTTCTGATCGTCTACAGCGGGCCTAGGACTCGATTTGGCGGGCGATTGGTACGGGGGGCGGCTCTGACTATCCCCGGCCCTGTCTGACCCCGCATTTCCATCGTCGTCAATCGGGGCCAGTCCGGTGATCGCCATCAGCTCATACCGCCTTGCGTAGGTGTGAGCTGACGCCAAGGCTTGCGGGTCGTTCGGCTTGACGGGGGTGAGTTTCAGCTTCCCTGCCAGCCATTCGCCGGAAACGTGGCCCAACGTGGTCACGAGATACACCCCAAACTCGTCAGAGTCGCACCGCTGGGCCACGGAAAGGCCGCATCCAGCCAGACCCGCCCGAATCTCGTCCCAGACTTCGGCGAGGTCCGCGTAAGACGACTTGAAGAACGGATTCTCGGATGTTCTTTTAACGCCCTTCATCTGCGCTTGGAACTTGGTGAGGTCTGTGCTGATTTTCCCGATGCTTTCTGATTGAAGTTGCATTTTTTCTCCTTGGATTTTCGTAAAGTGACCGCCCGACGCCTCTGCCCTGCAAGGCCGTTTATGAAGTCGTCGGACGGGGTGAACGGCGAGGCTTCAGCCCCGACTCGTTCTTAAATCGCCGCCCCCGGAAAACTGGCTTTGAATCTCTTGACCTCGGCCTGATCCTTGTAAAACTCCGCGAAGAGAAGGCCGAAAGGATGATTCCGAAGCTGGGGCGGCAGACTGGCGAGTCTCCGTTGCTCTCGCGCATCGTGAAGCCTCAAGCCGCATCCCGCGCAAACGTCGGCGATCCCGACTCCCTTGTGGCGTCTCAAGAGCTTGGACTTCTCAGGCCACGGAAGGCGAGAGAATTCCATCTGGCCCATCCCCGCCATGTCCCAGATCGTTTCGTTCATATCTTCCTCAGCCCAATCATCGCCTGATGCTTCTCGTGAAACTGCGTCATGTTGTCCCGGTAGACGCTTTCCAGTTTGAGGTTCCCCGCTTTCGCCGCGTCCGTTGCGAGGCCCCAGAACAGCCACCAGAGCCATTTGTAGTGGTCGGGTTTCACGGCTTCACCGCCTTTCGAGGAGTTTTCCAGAGGCGAGATTTGCATGCGGGACACATCAATGGATTGGCTTTGCGCGGATACCATTCGGCACCGCATCGGCGACAAAAAGCTGTCAAGAGTGTGAATTGTTTTGTTTTGCTCATGCCGATAACTTACCTATGTTAGGTAAGTTTGGCAAGAACTATTTTAAGAAAGTTCAGAACGAACTTTCAGGAAAGATTCAGGAAGGAATCAGGCGATCAGATAGTTCTGCGCCCCGTCGTAAGAGGCCACGAGAACCCACCCTGCTTTCGCCCCATCACCCAGAAACCATGTGAGCTGGGCCGTCGGGTCCACCTCGAAGGTCTGCTTCCCCGGAACATACGGAAGCCCCGCCAGCGTAATCAGGTCTCCTGTGAATTTCGTACAGAAAACCCCATTCTCGTTCGAGAGATGCTTTTTGATCCCGAAGAATTGGAGTCCAAACTCCAAGATCCCGCCAATGGAATAATGGCCCCCCGCATCCACCGCCATATCGGCGGCGGCGTTCATCTCGGCCACCTGTTCAGGTGTGATTCCTGAGTACCGGAAAACCCAGCATTTTGTGGTGTCCCCGATATATTTAATGACGCTGGAATCGTTGGAAACCCAGAGGCCATTCGCTTCGGCGATTCGAGGAGGTTCCCGAAGGTAGAGCCCGTGCGAGGCCAGAACCGACCCTTCGTTGAACTTCTTCGCGTACCAACTCTCGATGGTGGCGAAAAGATTCTTCGATGATATCAGCGCGATATCGCCTGATCTCAAGGTTCCGAGAAAGCCGTCTTTCGTGGATGTTTGCATGAAGGCTCCTTTAGGGTTTCGGATTCTGATTGAAATGATGCCAGAGCCAGAGAACCCCCGAAGCGAGTCCGCTGGCCCCCGTGAACTTCAAGAGATTCATCCCGAACTTGTGAAGGCCGACGATAGGCCCCACGCTTTCCTCGATGGAAGCTACCCGGTCCGCGACGTTCTTGATTTCCTTCTGAACATCCTCCTGAAAGTCATCCCGCCACTTTCGGCGATCCTCCCGTTCTTCAACGCGGTCCGTCTTATAGCTCTCAACGTGGTCGTCGAGCTTCTGGGCGATCCGCTGTAAAAGCGCGCCTTCTTCGGGGTTCACGCCACAGCCTCATCTTCGAGAGGTCGGCCGCCCGTGATCGTGATGGTCATCGGCCCAAACTCCGCTAGTTTGCTCAAACGGTCAAACACCACGTCGAAATTCGCCCGGCTGTCGGAAACCCAGTCAGGAGTGGCGGGGTCGTAGTGGCCCACAAGCAGGCAACCCGCCGTTGAAGCGGCATCGTTTCCGTAGTGGATCAGAATCCCGTCGAAGTTCGGCACGTTCAAAAGTCGAGGCATAAGCCTTTGGAAGCGGTTGGAGAAGTTGATCGTCAGAGGGTAGGTTCCCGCCGGAATCGCGGTTGATCCCAGAACCTTC